ACTGGAACTCTTGATTTAGGTGGAAACCTTACAATCGACACAGGTTCCAGTAACAATACACTACATATGAAATCAACGGGTGATGTAGTTTTACGCATGGAAGCTGATACAGACAATTATAATGAATATCATAATCCATTGATATGGATGTCACAGGACGGTGGCAGCTCAGGTTGGAACTTTTTTTTTTTCAAAATAGGTATGAATAGTTATCCAACTTATAATTTTTTTGGTTCTCTTAGTAATGCCGGATTCCTACACGCATATGAACATTTTCAAATAGCAACAGATTACACTGCTAGATTAACAATATTAAGTGGTGGTAATGTAGGTATTGGGACATCAAATCCTAGTGAAAAATTACATGTATCGGGTAATATAAAGGCTACTGGTAATATCGATGCGACTACCATTAATATAAATGATATCAACATAAATGGCACAAATATTGGAAGTATTTACGAGACAATCGCAACGGTCTCTACCAAAATCACCGACCTTAGTGGTTACACTTCCACAGAACTAACGAGACAGATAACAGACCTTAGTGGTTACACTTCCACAGAACTAACGAGACAAATCACCGACCTTAGTGGTTACACTTCCACAGAACTGACACGGCAAATCACCGATCTCAGTAATTACACTTCCATAGAACTAACGAGACAAATCACCGACCTTAGCAATTACACTTCTACAGAACTGACGCGACAAATCACCGACCTAAGCAATTATACTTCCACGGAACTAACGAGACAAATAACAGACCTCAGTAGTTACACTTCCACAGAACTTTCTAGTAAAATCTCAGACCTCAGTAGTTACACTTCCACAGAACTAACGAGACAAATCACCGACCTTAGTAGTGAAAGTGTCAGGGATTTTAACATGGCATATGACACATTACAATATACGAGTATATGGGAACTTACATCCAGTAGCAACACAAGTTATTATACTATTACAGGGTCCGGTAATCTAAACGATTCGCAAAATCCAACCATTTATGTGACAAGGGGTGAAAAATACCGTTTTGACAATAAAACTGGAGCACATCCCTTTAGAATACAAACAACCTCCGGAACAAGTGGAACGCCGTATAGCGACGGCGTTACTGGTAATAACTCGTCTGGCCCAACTGGTAAAATAATATTCGATGTTCCTTTTAACGCACCATCTATATTGTATTACCAATGTTCGGCACACAACGCTATGCAAGGACAGATTATTGTAAACGATAAGAAAAACGAAGAAGACATTGCTAATTTATCCACTACAACTACTAATCAACTGAATACAAAACAAGATACGTTGACAGCAAATGATGTAACCAATGATTTATTGGAACATAGTACCGTGTCGTACGGCGGAGTACAATTGTCTCTTGGAGGAAGTGATGCAACACCCGCATTTAATTTATCGGACGCAACCGGTTATCCAACATCTTCATTGGCGGGCAATATCGATTTAGCTTCAAAAGTTACAGGAACATTGTCTGTTGCTAATGGAGGAACTGGAGCAACTACCTTAAACGACCTGATTACATTAGGAACGCACACTACGGGAAATTACGTACAATCCATATCTGACGGAACTGGAATCAGTATTACCAATAGTGCTGGAGAAAGTTCAACCCATCAAATCAGCATAAACAACAGTGAAATAACTAGTGTAGGTACCTTGACGGGACTTGATATAAATGGTAATATTAACGTAGACAGCAAGCTTACCATAACAGGTCAAGATATATATACATCTGGAACAGAATCATTAAATATACAACACACGAACAGTGGTAACCTACACTTATGTAATAATGGAGGAAATGTAGGAATAGGCTTAATAAATCCATCCTATAAATTGGAAGTAGCCGGCGACATTAGTTGCAATAATTTACGTACATCCTACGTTATAAGCAACCCAGAATCCGGAACATATATTGATATGAATATCACTCCTATAAGATTTGTCAAATCCGACACTGAAAAAATGAGGGTATCCAATAATATTGAAATAGGTCAATACTCAGTAACCAATTTGGATATTAGCGGAAATATCCTGATATCGGGTGAAGGAAAAGTTGGAGTTGGAACAAATAGTCCTTCAGGAAGATTACAAATAAACAGTATCAACTCTACAACAACCACGCCTGAAATGCTTACACTTAAAAATTTTTATAATACAGGCAGTTCATCTAATATAGTTTTTAGAGATTATACAAACAATACAGGTCAAATAGGACATGTATATGATGGAACAAAATTAAATTTTACGTTTAGTCATTTGTATAATAATGGATATCAAACCGGAGAAGTCATGCGAATTTGCGGTGATGGAAGAGTAGGTATTGGTACGACGAGCCCATTTGAAAAATTACACTGTAAGGGGACATTGAGTTTGTATACAAATGAAATATCAGGTGATGACGCGCAACAGGGACGACAAGCAGGCGATTCCAATATAATTTTCGCATGTAATAACTATCATTCCGACCACTCTGCCTCTCAGGAAAAAAATGGTCTTGTATGGAAATCATTGGCACAGCTGGGTGCGGGATTTAATTACAACAAGATATGCGCTGGAATTTATTTTACACCAGAAGCGAACTGGTTTAGAGGAGCATTAACATTCTTTACGAATAATAGTGAAAGTGCCACTGGATCACCTTCTGAAAGAATGCGAATCACACACGATGGAAACGTAGGAATTGGGACGGCAGACCCTCTTAAACATTATTTGAATTCATCACCCACAGGCGGTTCTTATTCCACAAATGATAGGGTGTTAACCATTTATGGCAATAACCAGACGCCTAATGATGGTGTAGCCAGATTGATCTTTTCTTGTAATGCCAACCATACAGCGTCTATATTCACACAACATACTGGTGGCGGGAATACACATATGGGATTTTTGACTACTAACGGTACTACCGCACCAGCAGAAAGAATGCGAATTAACAACAATGGAAATGTTGGAATTGGGACGACGAATCCCGGGGCGAAATTGGATATACGATACACTGCCAGTACTGACCTCAGCGGGGCTTTAAGATGTATACGTACCAATGGGTCAGAAGGCATAACCATTGGATACGGAGGTATAAGTACAATGAATACCAATCCACTTCGGTTGGGTGTGAATGGTAATGAAAAAGTTAGAATATTAGACAATGGAAACGTAGGAATCGGATTGACAAATCCATCAAAAAAACTGGAAGTAGCAGGGGACGTCAGTTTTAATGTTGTAAATGCTACTGACATCAATATCAACGGTGCCAACATTGCGAGTTTATACGAAACGATAACCACCGTGGATGGGGTAGAACAAAGTATTGTGGACTTATCCAGCAACATTCATGAAAGAATAACGTATGAGGTAAACGAACTATTGGGAAACGCTCCTGCCTATTTTGACACATTACAAGAAATCGCATTTGTATTGGGTAATCCGAATGACGCAAGTGGTGGATTAGGTACAGTTATGTCTAAAATATACAGCGTGTCTCAAGATATTTATGATTTATCCCAAACCGTTGCTGGTGTGGACGGAGATTTTCGTAGTTTAACAGGTAAACTAACGGTTGAACACGACAGCGCGAATCCAAGCAATTCGGTGATCGAAGCAATAGGAGGAGACATATCATTAAACGCCGGGGCTATACGAATTTATAACAACGATAATATCATTTTAGGAAATGCTTCTACTGGAGATACGATTACTACGACGGGCAATAATGTTTTAATAGGGTCGGGAACCGATATAAACAATAATACAGTACAATATTCAACCGGTATTGGTGGGTCTATTGATTTGAGTGGAAATAATTCAACCGCACTGGGTTACAATGCAAGCGTAGACGGAGTAAACGCAACAGCGATTGGGGCTGGCGCAATAGCGAGTGGAAACAATGTCATACAGCTTGGTAATTCTTCATGTGAATTTGTAAACACAAATGGGGTGGTGGTAATGAGTTCAGACGCGCGGTTAAAAACAAACATCCACACTATTGAAAATGCCTTGGAAAAAATCACATCATTAAGAGGTGTTTCTTATACGAGGACCGACCTGCCAGACAAAGAGAAGGTATATTTGGGATTAATAGCCCAGGAAACAGAAACCATTATTCCAGAAGTCGTCCATAGCAATGGTGAATATAAGTCAGTCATGTATAGCAACCTAATTGGTCCAATAGTAGAGTCTATTAAAGATTTAAACCACAAACACAGTTCACTTGAAGGAAGACAAACTACGTTAGAGGGTGAGATCGCAACAATAAAGACCAGTATAAAGGAAAATTTGAAAAAATTAAATAAAATTAAAAATTTAGTAGATGTAAAATAATTTGAATGTTGTATATTGTATTTGGTCTAAATTTAGTAATAACGTCAACTTAACCAACACCATTTGGCACGACCCATTAATACAACAATTTAATTATTAACAGCATTTATTTAATTCTTTATTAAAAATAAAAAATTAAATAAATAATATATATATTATGGCTTTTACTCGATATAATTATGATGAATGTAGGACGAAAAAAATACTTCAGGAATCAACCGGTCCTGGTAGATATGTATTAAACACGCCTGGCTGTGGAAGCGACCCATTGTTTTTTAATGATCCGCAACTAAGACATATGGGATGGAGCGCAAACCTCCAGTCCGTGTCTGGAGGACACCCAATAGACGTCGAAAGTGAATTGAAAAATATAGGAAAGACATTACAGCGATATGGACGACAGTATAAAACTGCCAAACCACTTAAAACCAAGAAAATCCCATTTAGTTCAAACAACGAATCTATCACACACCAATCACGCGCGACACACCCTGGATTTTTATACAGAGATTTACAGCAAGACCATAGTCAACCGCTATTTTTGAATCCCCAGGAAAATGTATGTCTTCAATTCCAAAATAATTTAAATACGCGAATACTTGAAAAAGACAATCATGTCCCTATTGTTCCATGTACTGACCTAATACAATAACTATTTAACAAAACTGTTATCAAAATATTTTATTTAATTTTAATTATATTAAATAAACTATAAAATAAAGAAAATATTATAATTTATATATAGTATAAAATGGCAGAAATAGCAATTCCCATGGCCGCTTTAGGTATAATGTATATTTTGTCTAATGATAATAAGAAAGAGGAGGGATTTAGTGGAATACACAATCAAGTGTCGAATCGGTTGGTAAACACAAATGTTCCCGCAAATAATTATCCAGTAGAGAAATTAACTGGTCCACAAAATAATAAATACACGACCAATGCCTATTCTGGAATAAATGAAAATTCAAACAAACTGGAAGAAAGTGCAAATGTTAGAAACACAATGACGACACAAAGCAACGTATATGCGTCTCTAACGGGCGACGATAAATCTGTGATGGATTTCGAACACAATAACATGAAACCATACTTTGGTTCAAATGTAACACAAAATACCGATTCAGGCTCACGCGATGGGCTTTTGGATTTGTATACTGGTTCCGGTAGTCAACATATGGAGAAAACAGCATCTGCTCCTTTGTTTAAGCCAGAAAAAAATCTACAATGGATCAATGGAACTCCCTCGACTACTGGGTTTATACAAGAACGAATGAGGGCAAATGTCACATCTAAAATGAATAATATTAAGCCATGGGAAGAAATGCGTGTTGCGCCTGGTTTAAACAAAGGTTACACGTGTGAAGGGTCTGGTGGATTCAATTCAGGCATGGAAGAACGCGATTCATGGAAACCAAAAAGCGTGGATGAATTAAGAACAACCAACAATCCTAAAAAAACATTTAAAGGACAGATGTTAGGAAAACATGTAGGACGGAGAGGACCCCGTGGTAGTTTAGGAAAAATGGAACAGCATAAACCCGACACTTTTTTCATTAACAACCCCGACCGATATTTTACAACAACTGGTGTAGAAAAGAAAAGTACTGCTCGCTCGACCCATGTTTTTAGACCTGAAAACCGGTCATCGACTACTCGAGAATATTTTGGAGGAGGCGACACTACAAACGCAAATGGTATTTATCAATCGGGCGAATATCAAGAATCTACAAAGGCTCATTTGGATAGCGAGAACGTTGGTTCGGCAAAACGCTCGGATGGATGGACTGAATCGAATGGAAACTATGGTAAATCCGGTTATGTTTCCCTCCCAAATTCTCGCTCCTTAACCGGTGAGACGAAATCGATGGGGATAGTAGAGCGTGGTTTGTATGCTATGATGACCCCACTGTTAGACGTGGTTAAACCAACGCTCAAGGAAAATGTTGTAAATCATAACCGAACACTTGGAAACACCTCTGGTTCCAAAAACGGTGTATCAAATGGAAGAGTATGGAATCCAAATGATATTGCGCGAACCACCATCAGGGAGCAGACCGAAAATACAGAATACACAAAACATGGTGGAACCGCATTTGACGCTGCTTACACAAACACGAAACACCAAACCACTTCACAGCAGCGCGATACCACCAATTGCCAATATGTTGGAAATACCAGTGCCGGGACATCTACACATAAGGGTCAAGTATACAACACAGCGTATAACGCTTCATTGAATCCCAACAAAGAAGTTGTTTCGAAGGTGGACCGATTTCACGCCGGCAATCAGCCTGTATTTGACGGAAACCAAAATGTGTGTAATTTGCGCAATAGAAGCACTGTTCCCGCCGCGGTTATCCCAAATATGCCGAAAAGTACCAGCAGTATGGAAACGTATGGTGCTTTAAGTGGGAAAAATACCAGAGAAGTGAATCAATCCAATCGCTACAACCCAGAATTATTGGACGCGTTTAATGACAATCCATTTTCCCAATCATTGAGTAGCGTTGCATAATCGCACAAACAATAACACATTATTAAAATATAAAAATAACGTGTTAATTAACAAATAAATGAGCGACTTGTTTTTTAAAAATACAATTGATTATGATTTTACAACCAGCACAATAGATATTCATGACATACATGATGAAATTATAAAAAAATTGGATTTTTTCATTGAATACAACAAAATACCACATATTGTATTTCACGGACCGTATGGAACAGGTAAGAGGACCATATTGGATTATTTTATTAAGAAAATCTATGAAAATAATAGTAAATATATCAAGGATTATGTAATGTATGTCGATTGTGCGCATGGCAAGGGGATACGTTTTTTTAGAGATCAATTAAAATTCTTTGCCAAAACAAATATTCAAAATAAGATGAAAAAAATGTTTAAATCAATTATATTATTCAACGCGGATAAATTAACAACCGACGCACAGTCCGCCTTACGGAGGTGTATTGAAAAATACAGTCATAATACGAGGTTTTTTATAATCGCCGAAAACAAAAAATTATTATTAAACCCTATTCTGTCGAGGTTTTGTAGTATTTATATACCCACCCCAAAAATAAAAAACAACTATACCAATTTCTACGACCTCCAATTTGATAAATACAATAAAAAAGATTATAATAGGAAAGAAGCACGTCTCAAGAAATACTTAAAAGACCATAATTATGATACATCATTAGGAGCATGTATTAATTTCTCTACATTTCTATACAATAAGGGTTATAGTTGTTTAGATTTAATAAACTATGTATCCAAACATCACAATGACATTTTAGCATTAATGTATTTTGATAAAATTAGAAAACAGATCAGGAATGAAGAAATTCTAATATTTTACGTGTTATATTTTACATTTATGCGGAAAAATATAGATTTAGAAAATATATTATAATTTTAAAATGGATGATTATAATGTTAATGTTTTATCCGAAGCTAAAAACGAATACTCATGTCGTCTTTTGAGTATTTTAACGCCGGTCGTTATAGACGGTGTTAAATCTATATTTAATGACGCGGAACGTTTGTGTATTGAAAACGATGAAGATGATAAATACCTGATGACTTTTCAAAACTTTCTCTCCAGAGTACCAAAATGGAATGAAAGCATAATAGAAGACGAGTGTAGGCGTATTATAAATGTTACTGGCTGTAATTATTTAGAAGATTTATTAACGTGTGTCCATATAGCACAGTTGAAAGTTTTAACAAGCGTAAGAGTTTCACAAAAACAGAAAAAAATAGATTTGGATATTCCCAAATTATCCAAATTTCTTCATCAGGTATACACTGCCTTTGCTAGAAAATTATACAAAAATGTATATTTGTTTGAAAAAATAATAACGCCATTGCAATACCAAAAAAATATGCGCGAATGTGAAATATTATGCAAAGAAAGTATTTTAGAAGTTATTAGAAGCAGTATCCCTGTTGAAAAAATATTGCGATCGTACATTGATGAAACGGTTGATGAAGAAGTGGTTCATGAAATTGTTGAAAAAGAAATAGAAAAAGAAGTTGAGCCCACAAATGAATCAACCGAACAAAACGTAGAATCATCGACCACCGAACAACCAGATGAATTCAGTAAAACACCTATCTTAAAATTGGAGAAAAATGCGGAATTAAATTTAGACGATTCAACAAATAATGAGTCCACTGGTAATGAAGTACAAATTAGTAAGGTAGAATCATTGGACGAAGAACTTTCTGGGGATATAAACAACCCGACCCCGATGGGTGAATCGACATATAATAACGATACGAAATCGGTGGGAATATCATTCAATGACGTCGATAATGTGTTGGATATGGGTACAAATCGCGAAGAAAGTGTCGAGGCACCAAAAACAATTGAACGGTTGGAACATATCAGTGAAGTAAACAACCAACGAAGAAAGGAAGAAGAAGAGGAAGACGATGAAGATAATTTAGAAATATTCGACGACAATAATATTAATTTGGAAGTAAGCGATATTCATGATTTGTCGAGGGAATTGAAAATTGACACGGCTCCCATATTGGATGATATTGAAGTATTGAATTAATACAATACAATTGCGTAAAATAATGGATAAAAACATAATTAAAAAATATAAATGAGTCAATCTATTTTTATAATAGCAGGGATGATTTCTGTTGTCTATCTCATAATTAAATATTTAGAAATGAAATTTGTGTTGAAAGAAAACAAGCCTATGAAAATTATGATACGTGATACAATTATTGTGTATTTATCGGTTGTATCCGGTAACTTTGTCTTAGAGCAGTTTGGAGGTGTTAAAAATGTTGTAAAAGCACCGACTGAAATATTTACAAATGAACCAGCCTTTTAATATTTCACGGGTTCATGCAATCAAACATCAGTTTAGTCAAATAAATTATTTAATTTAATTAAATAATTTATGAAATTATAAGCATATATTGGAATATCATCTATAAATAGGAATATCATCTATATTAATTATTTTTGCTTTCTTATTTATCTTTTTTTTAGATATTACATAAGATTGAAATAATTTATTTTTAATTTCGTCGCATGGAATACAGTTATGGACTGTTCTTGCTATCATTTTATACAGTTTAAAATCAGGGTACCTCTCTTCTCCATTCTTTTTATACAAAATATTGCGATTTTTATCATCCCGCGTCCATTTGATTATTAATTTTACTATCTCGTTTTCATGCAAATCTTCTTCTCTATAATCATCAATGAAATAATCATACAAAGAACAACCTAACCTACACAAGTCAAAACTATTGTTAGGGAGTATTTCTGGTTTATTGTGGTTCTTATATGGTTCAAAGTTATACTGGTTAGACGCATCTTCTTTGAAATTATAACTATCGCAACAGAGTTGCTTGCCTTTGTATTTGTAAATCGCACGTCCAAAATCAATTATTTTATAAATTTTGCCAAATGTTGGTATCTTATAATGCTGATTGTTGTATTTCACATAAATGTATTTCTTTGGGGTTTTAATATACATTATATTGTTGGTATGAAGGTCATTATGGGTAAAATCAAAACATTTCTGATATGTAATTAAAATGAATATAATCTGTATAAAACAAGAAGTCCATTCTTCATTAGTCATTTCATTATTTTCAATATAATCGTCCAGTGTTTGGTGCATTTTTTCCATACATATTATCTGAACCGGGAAATTATGAATAATACAGTTTATGTTTTCTTCCATTGAACTTGAATATTCCGATATTTCACTATTGGAACATGATACAAGCTCGCCCGTTTCTATTCCGGAACTATTCGTTGCCGAAGCATCTTCACCACTGTCTTCACCGGACACTTCATCCTCATCTTCCTCATCATCGCTTGTTTCACTATTATCACTATCCGATATATTGGAAGAAGTTTCCGTGTTATTGGACAAGTCTTCGCTCGCGGTCCTATTTTTATTCTGAATATTATCATAAATTAATGAACCACTAATTTCAATTTCCTGAATTGAATTAAATTTATTCACATTTTCCTCTGTTAATTCGAATACTTCATTAAATGATTTATTATCAAATTCATCCAACACCACACTTTCAATCTGGTCCTCCATTGTTATTTTTTCTCGATACTTCCTGGTATCATCATCCAACAATGATAGGTCAAAATTGTCTATTTTAAACATCTCTCCCTTGTTTTTATGAAAGAATTCCGATTGGTGTAGATAATCCAAATCATCGAACACATTCATATTAAAATCGTTTTGTATTCCTATGAATGTTCCGTAAAAATCGTTACCAAACATAAAATCATGATCATTTAGTAATTTGCTGCTTAAATAGGAGAAAAATCCATCGACATACGATGTATTGTTGCGGTCGTGTAATTTTTTCAAATGGTTTTTCCTGTACGTTTCCTTGTTAAATGTAGGCGTCAGGGTTGTTTCATTTGTTATATGTTTGTATTTCCCAGTTAAATACTTCAATGGATTGAGCAATGGTGAAAATTTAAAAAAGGAATCTTTTTCAACAATATTATTTTCATTGTCATCCATTTTTGTGCTTATTGAAAATACATTTAATCCCATAGAATTATTTATACTTGAAATAGTATACTTATTATTCAAATTTATTAAACTATAGTTTGTGGTACTTAGCTCAAAAAATTCAGAATAAATGGGTATATAATTTTGTAATTGTGAAAAACCTTCGTTTTCTAATTGGCTAAATAGTAAACTGTTGTCATTTTTCTTATAATAAAGGGAAAACATACGATTTAATGATAATATTATTTTTACATTTAAACCAATACTTTAGTAATTAATTAATATACATAGTACTCTTAAATATTCGTTATAAATGTTTAATTAATATCATTTTGCTTTATATATGAATTTAGAACTCAAAAAGTTTAATATGAAGAACATAAAATTTAATAGAGACGACTCGAATGGTCCTGTAATTGTATTAATCGGTCGCCGTGACACAGGAAAAAGTTTTTTGGTACGTGATATGTTGTTTCACCATCAAGATATTCCAATTGGAACTGTTATTTCTGGGACAGAAGCGGGGAATGGGTTTTATGGTAAATTAGTCCCTAAATTATTTATACACGATGAATACAATACTGCTATTATTGAAAACATACTTAAAAGACAGAAAATAGTAATTAAACAAATTAAGAAGGAAAGGAAGGTGTATGGTAAATCAAGCATTGACCCAAGAGCATTTGTTATTTTAGACGATTGTTTATATGACAATACATGGTCTCGAGATAAATTAATGCGTTTATTATTTATGAATGGTCGTCATTGGAAAATTATGCTAGTGATTACAATGCAATATCCTTTGGGAGTGCCTCCTAATTTAAGAACCAATATTGATTATACATTTATATTGCGTGAACCGTATTTAACCAATAGAAAACGAATTTATGAGAATTTTGCGGGCATGTTCACTACATTCGAAAGCTTTTGCCAGGTTATGGACCAATGTACTGAAAATTACGAATGCCTTGTTATATCGAACAACGCAAAGTCGAATAGACTGGAAGACCAGATTTTTTGGTACAAAGCAACGTCTCACGGGGAGTTCAGGCTAGGGGCGAAGGAGTTTTGGGAAATGTCAAAAGGGCTTGGATCCGACGATGAAGAAGAAACGTATGATCCAAATGCCTCAAGAAAAAACAAGGGTCCACGAATTAATGTGAAAAAAAATCGTTGGTAATTTTATTATTCTATTATATAAATTTTATTATCTATTATAAAATTTATATATTTTTAATTATATAAATTTTATTATCTATTATAAAATTTATATATTTTTAATTATATAAATTTTATTATCTATTATAAAATTTATATATTTTTAATTATATAAATTTTATTATTCTATTTAATCTTTCTTTTTACGGACAATGTTATCTCCTTCAAACAAAGCCTTTTTAATTCCATCTGAACTGGTATCATCAAGTTGCTTCAAATCTTCTTCCATAGTATTGTTAACACCCACAAGGTTCCCTTCTTTATCCAATTTTTGCGTCAATTTATTACCACTTTCCCTTGCCAATTTTACATTTTCTTCAATAGCCTTCTTCTTTGTTTCTTGAATTCTCTTTTCGAACTCCTGCTTTGCCTTTGCCTCATTCAAATTCTTTTCATGCATCAATTGGTTCAATTCATCTTCCAAATACTCTACACGACCCGTTTTGTATGCCTCTGGCTCCCACGGCATCCACATTCCAACAGGTCCAACATATACATTATGATTTGGGTCAACCTCTCTTAGCAATTTACATCGCAATTCTGCTTCTTCTTGAGTGGAATACGATCCTCTTACTTTTAATCCCCTAACACTTGTTTGAAAACTGTGCTCTTTATTAAATTGGTCTTCAAGATCATTTTCATGATTATCCAAAAATGTTTTGTATGAATCCTGAATGCTGGTCGATGTTAGACTATCCCGTTCACTTTTAACAAATTCTTGCATATCTCCCATCAATGAATCAAAATTCATATTGTATTTATACGATACGAAGTTCAAAAATTGCGAGAACTTCTCCATTGATTTAGAAAAATCGTAGTCTTTTAGAAAAGCGTCGAACATAAACAGTTCCTTTCTCTTGAGAATATTTTCTGGACTGACAAAAGAAACACACACAAATTTCTGCCCCGACAATGCCTTGTCTTCCTCTAACAGGTCTACATATTTGGGATTTTCCGTTCCATTTCCGGTACGTTTATTTTCATAAGCATATTCTGCCATTTTATATTTATACTATAGCTTAATTGTTTAAGTTTTTTTTTTATTTATTTATTATATAATATGTTTGATAAATTAGGACAAATTTTTGATTTAGGAGAACTTTTGCGCCGTGTGGTTAAATACTTGGTCGAAGGTTTGATGGTGGCAATTGCCGCGTATGCCATTCCCAAGCGTTCCTTGAATTTGGACGAAGTACTATTGATATCTCTAACTGCTGCCGCTACGTTCTCAGTATTGGATACTTATGTTCCATCAATGGGTGTGTCAGCACGTTCCGGGGCCGGATTTGGTATCGGTGCCAATCTAGTAGGATTCCCACGTATGGGTATGTAAATATAACTAACAATATTTTACAATAATAATAAGTTCATGATATAATTTTTACAATAAACATTATATCATATCATAATGTTGGGATAAATTCCCAATTTAATTCCAAACATATTTTCTTCCAAATTTCATCCTGTTCTATTCTCTTTACAGGATCCTTTAACATGGGGAAATATGGTAAAAATGAATGTTTGTCCAACAATTCACACATCTTATACAACACGTAGTAGTAATTTAAAAAATTGACCCGGCTATCAGGACAATGTTTGCTATAAGGTTTCTGAATTTCCATAAATAAATTACATAATTTGTCCTCCAATTCTGGTTGCATTACGGGGGGCTTTATACCCAATTTATCTTTTATAAATGGAATATGTTCATAATATTTGTTATACCCAAGTTTTTTCAAAATATCTTTTGCTTTTTTATTATCCATATTTTTAAGCGTTAACCTTTCCTTTTTAATTTGTTTTTTTATATTGTCGATAACTTCTTCTGGAATTTGAGTGGTCTCTTTTGCCTGAAATTGTGCCAATATTTCTCGAAAATGATTTATACGCTTGTAGGCATAGAAACAAACTTCTTTAGGTGGTTCTTTATACGATGGTTTTTCATGTTCTATCAAAAATTTATCCTGAAAACTACATATTTTGCAAATCAAAATACCCTCCGATTCCACTTGAACTAGTTCTCCAGAACATTTAGGGCAAATTTCATAATTTACTTCATAATTTTTCATATCTACTGATTTATTATCAATATTGTTGAAATATTTTTGAACGATGGTGTCATTTGTGTTCTTAATATCGACCTTTTCGTCATTTTTACTGAAAAAAGAATGTAAAATCTTCTTTTTGCTTGTTTTTCCATCGCTCAAATCCTTCTTTTTTTCAAAATAATCAAATATTAATCCAGAATTGTTTAGTAAATATTTATTTTTTTTAGAACGCAAAGTTTTGATTTGGATTTTTGCATCCTTGATTTGGTCTTCCAATTCGAGCTTTTTCTCTATCTTCATGTTTTGATTTTTGTCTAATTTTTTTTTTATATTTTTAATCTTCTTTTTAAGTTTGGGTATGGTAACATTCGCTATCTGATTAAATTCCTTCATTTTTTCATCGTGCTTAGTATCTAGTGTTGTAATAGAATGCTTATTGACGGCCAATTTTTTTTGATTCTTAGGCTTAAAATTAGGCATTACTATAATTAACAATTTTATATTTAATTAATAGTTTTGCTTATTGTTTAGTAAAATCAAAAAGTTGATTTTATTAAAATTCGTAAATTCACTATTTATAAAAATAATTTTCATTATATAATGGATAATCCAAATAAAATTACAATCGATAAAACAGAAATAACAAATATCGATTTAATAAAACTACAAAAGATGACATTATTATTCAATGCTTTAGAGAATGGTTGGTCTATTAAAAAAGCAGGCAATTGTTATGTATTCAAAAAGAAACATAATAATGAAAAAGAAGTCTATTTAGACTCTTATTTAAAACAATTTATGATAAATAATTTAGACATTAATCAAATATTAAACAATTAATTTTTATATAATAACAAAAATTAATTACTTTTTACAGAATTTTTTTTTCTTTGCCTATATTATAATATGGGTGGTGGACTCATGCAACTAGTAGCTTATGGCGCACAAGATGTGTATTTAACTGGTAATCCCCAGATCACTTTCTGGAAGGTTACGTACCGTAGACATACCAATTTTGCTATGGAATCGATCGAACAGACCTTCAACGGTCAAGCCGACTTTGGTCGTCGTGTTCAATGTACTGTTTCCCGTAATGGAGACCTTGCATACCGCACGTACTTACAGGTAACTCTTCCTGAAATCGGACAAACCGACGCTAAGTATGCCCGATGGTTGGATTGCCCCGGTGAACAAATGGTCTCCATGGTTGAAGTAGAAATTGGAGGTCAACGAATTGACAAACAATATGGTGACTGGATGCATATCTGGAACCAATTGACCCTTACTTCCGAACAGGAAGATGGTTACAATAAGATGATTGGTAATACCACTCAACTTACTTATTTGACCGACCCCGCTTTTGCCGAAGTAGCCACTGCTTGCTCTGCTAGCTCTGTTCCAGAAGCAGTATGCGCTCCTCGCAAGGCCCTTCCAGAAACAACGTTGTACGTTCCTCTACAATTCTGGTTCTGTCGCAACCCAGGTCTTGCCCTTCCTTTGATTGCTCTTCAATACCACGAAGTCAAGATCAACATCGAACTTCGCCCATTGGACGAATGTTTGTTCGCTGTCAGTAAAGTTGCCGGTAGCGGTAGCGATAGCAAAAAGGCAACCTCTGCCTACAGCAAATCTCTTGTTGCTGCTTCCTTGTACGTTGATTACATCTTTTTGGATACCGATGAACGTCGTCGTATGGCACAGAACCCACACGAATATTTGATCGAACAGCTTCAGTTCACTGGTGATGAATCCATTGGATCCTCCAGCAACAAGGTCAAACTTAATTTCAACCATCCATGCAAAGAACTTGTATGGGTCGTTCAGCCAGATGCCAACATTAGCTATTGCGATTCCTTCGTCAGTAACAAGAACTTGCATCTTGCTCTTGGCGCACAGCCATTTAACTACACGGACGCTTTGGATGCCCTTCCCCATTCCATCCGTGCCTTCTCCAGTAACGCACAATTAGGCGACGTTATTGACTCATCTGGTTTGTTCGATGACGCCGGTGCCATGGATGCCACCTCCTCATCTGGTTTGAATGCCGATGTATCTGGTCTTCATGCCGATAAGAGTTCTGGTGTCTCTGACGCTGGTGCGTTCGTTCTTGCCGAAACTGCTCTTAAGATGCACTGCTGGGGAGAAAACCCAGTTGTCACTGCTAAGTTGCAACTTAACGGACAAGACCGATTCAGTGAACGTGAAGGTTCCTACTTCGATGTGGTTCAGCCATACCAGCACCACACTCGTTCCCCAGACTCCGGTATCAACTGTTACTCCTTTGCTCTTCGCCCAGAAGAACACCAACCATCGGGAACCTGTAACTTCTCCAGAATCGACAACGCCACTCTTCAGCTTGTTGTTTCTGCTGCTGCTATCGGTAGTGACAAAACCGCCAAGGTTCGCGTATACGCCACGAACTACAATGTTCTTCGTGTAATGAGCGGAATGGGTGGTCTTGCATACTCCAACTAATTTCAATATAGAATATAACATATAACATTTTAATTTTTAAATTATAAAATTAAACATAATTTTATCATTTTCACATTTCCATTTTCCATATTTCCATACAATCAGTGTTCTATATTCTATATATTCCCATACAATCAGTGTTCTATATTCTATATATTCCCATAAACAAATTAAATATTCGAATATTTATTTAAACATATAACAATCACTTATTCTATCAAATGGGACAACAACAAACAAAAAATTATAACTTTGAGGACGTCCAGCATATGATTAAAAGTAAAAACACTGTATTAATAAATGTATTGCCTGATTACGAACAGTCTTGTTTAATACAGAATACACTCGACGTTAAACATGAAGTTTCCACCATAAATGAATATATTAAAACTAACAAAAACATAAATATAATTGTTTACGGTAGAAACAGCTGTGATTTAAACACAGAAAAAAAACACAAACAATTAACATCACTTGGATTTTACAATGTATTTATATACAGAGGAGGTATGTTTGAATGGCTTCTTCTCCAAGACATTTATGGGAGAGATGACTTTCCAACAACAACTGTGGAATTGGATATTTTAAAATTTAAATCTCCCAATCATTTCTACAATAATCTCCTTACAGATTCATTGATTAATAAAATTGATTTGAATGAATAGTTATACAATAAATATAAACACAATCTTTTATATTTATTATTATGAATCTTACACAACAAAAATTAACAAAAAGCGAATGGGACTTTCTGGAAATGCCCGTGAATAAAAAAGAATTATATATACTCAAATTCATAAATAAGTCATTCCATGACATAAATAAAAAAGAAAATCCAAATAATTCATTGATTGGATATTTAAAAATAAACGTGGAAGATTACGAAGATTTTCATAAATATTTCTACAACAAGTATTATGAAGAACCAATCCATAAAATTATAAAAGACCACAAACTTAAATATAAGCTACGGATCAACATAAAGAAATTAAATATCAAAAAGGCAAATAAAATACGTATTCGAAAGGTAAATACCAGCGACACAATTAAACATGGAAATATATTTGAAAATATACTAATGGAGCAACTTACATTGTACTTTAAAAATAAACATAAGACAAAACAATGCTACTATTACTATTCTTTGTTACAATTATCAAAGAAAAAGATAAGGCACGTCAATTACTTATTATTAAAATTTGTAAATTATACGTTGGATACCTTTAAGAACGAGATAAACATTCCACATCTAATAAAGAATTCACATAAATACATTGAAGAAAACCATTTGTTAACGGAATACAACGACATTAATCTATTCAGTCACCAAAAGAAAATGTTTGACTTAATCAGTAAAAACAAAAACCCAAAAATGGTTTTATATCAAGCGCCCACAGGAACAGGTAAAACCATGACACCGGTTGGATTGGTAAATGAAAAAATACTCATATTTACGTGTGCCGCAAAACACGTAGGATTGCAATTGGCAAAATCGTGTATCGCCCTGGATATTCCTATTGCGATTGCTTTTGGATGTGAAACACCCGATGATATTAGATTACACTATTATGCGGTTACTGATTTTGTACGAAATAGAAAATCAGGTGGCATATTTCGTGTTGACAATAGCAATGGTGAAAAAGTTAAAATAATCATTACGGATATTCAATCGTATTTACCCGCTATGAATTATATGCTCGCTTTCAATAAAAAGGAGGATATTATGTGGTATTGGGACGAGCCTACCATTACGTTGGATTACACCGAACATTCATTTCATAGTATTATGAAAAAAAACTGGGTTCAAAATGAAATACCAAATATTGTTCTGTCTTCGGCTACATTGCCGTCTAGCGAGGAGATATTTCCGATGGTCGCCGCGTTTAAAGAAAGATTCAAAGGAGAGCAATATAATATTGTGAGTTATGATTGTAATAAAACTATACAATTGTTGAATACTAGCGGTAATATCGTTGTCTTACACAATGAATTTAATGAGTATAAGAAGTTTAAGAAAAGTGTGAAATTTGTGGAAAAGAATAAAACACTTCTGAGGTATATCGATGTAAAGGAAGCATCCAAATTTATAACATACATTTTAGAAAATGTGGGTATTTCGGACCGATTTAAACCAGACCAATATTTTGAATCAATTGCCGATATTAATATACATAGTGTAAAATTATACTATTTAAAATTATGTAAGCACATTAAACAAAATGATTTTGACACTTATAAACAAAAACAATCCAAACCAGTCGCACGATCTGTTATAAAAATTACCACACAGGACGCGAAAACATTAACTGACGGACCTACTATATTTATGACAAATGATGTAGAAAAGATTGGCATGTTTTACTTAAAAGCGTCTAATATTCCTGAAACCATATTAAATGACTTATTAAGCATCATTGATACGAACGAAGAGTATCGCGACGCACTAAGTCAATTGATAAAGGAAGAGAAGGAGCGAACGGATAAAATAAACGATAAGATTTTGGATAGTGGCAGGCAAAATGATAAGGAAGTTAAGATGCAGAATGAATTTAATAAGAAAGTGAATACCTTTATGAAAAAGATGAAAAAGATAGAATTGAGTCCTGAATATATACCGAATAGCGAAGAACACTATAAAAAATGGAACGCGAATACTGATACACCGACGAATCTTTTCACCAGTAAAATAGATGAGGGTGTGGTGGAAGAAATCATTTCATTGAATGTAAATAAAGAATGGAAGTTATTACTCTTAATGGGTATTGGTGTTTTCAGTAGTAAGAGTGATGTCAAGTACATCGATATAATGAAAAAACTAGCGGAAAAGCAGCAATTATATGTTATTATTGCCTCATCCGATTATATTTATGGAACCAATTACCAATTTTGTCATGGTTATTTGTCGAAAGACTTACAAAACATGACACAGGAAAAGCTTATCCAAGCATTGGGTCGTGTCGGTAGAAAAAATATACAAAAATCGTATAGTATCCGATTGAGAGACAATAAGATTGTGGAAAAATTATTTATGGAAGAAGAGAATAAGATAGAGGTTAAAAATATGAACCTTCTGTTCGCTTGATTTAACATTGAATGATAAATGTTAAATAAAATTAAATAAATTAAATAAATTAAATAAATTAAATAAAAATATA